GGAGCCACGGGAGCCACGGGAGCCACGGGAGCCACGGGAGCCACGGGAGCCACGGGAGCCGATTCCGTTGTCTGCGCTTCCACGATCTTCGCCTTCAAGCGTGACGGCTTGCCTGTTTCTTTGACGACTTCGACTCCTTGAACTGATTCGGTTTCGACCGATTCGTCTTTCAGCTCTTCGGGAGTGTACATGTTGTTCAAGCACATAGGAAACACGGCGCGGACTCCTTCTGACGTGACGCGAGCCGCCAACATCTGCGCTGGACTTTTCTTCCAGTTATCCTTACTCGTCAGCCCTGCCTTTGTCGCACGTGCGATCGTCCATTCGATTTCTACTTCTCCGCCCATTTCGTGCGAGAACTTCGCCGCAGCGCGTTCGTCGGTCCGACACGTCCACTGTATTTTTCCGCCTGCCGCTTGGAAACGGGCAAGACACGCCGACGCCTTGAGTGCCGGGCGTCCTTGGATGATGTCATAATCCTGCGCTACGGTAGCAGGGTGTCTTCCCTCTGCCTGTGCGATAAGCATGAGTGCCTGCGCCTGTTCGACAGTCTTGATACCGAACAGCCCAGATCGGCAAACGATTTCACCCATCTTCTGAATCTGTTCAAGAGTGGCGATTTCCTGTGACATGGTTATTTCTCCTGTTTGACGACGATGACAATGTCGTGTTTTTTGCACGTATTATCTTCCGTGTTGTTTGAATTAAATCCGTCTGCCAAAATAACAGACTTTCCGCTCATATGCAGTTTCTGAAACAATTCTCTTGCAATAATCGACTTTCCTTCGCCTTGTTTTCCTTCGATGGTAATCTTCACGTCATTTCTCCTTCATTCTGTTGATCCGCACGTTCCTGTAGGCCTTCTTCGTAAACGCCGCGACTTCGGTTTCCGCAACCGTTCCGCATGAGATCGTGAATCCGTCGCCTTCAACGCGGTCAGCGTCGCCGATGATCGTCAGCAGTTCGGCTTTCACCGCGTCGCGGATGGTCTGATTTTTTTTGATCTCAGATGCCGCAACTCCGTCCTGCGCGATGAGTTCGCTGATTCTTTCGTTTCCTGCCGCATCGAATGTTTTCCCTTTCGTGCTGTTGACATTCAGCGACGCGATGAACGCTGCATCGGCGGAGAAGTTCGGCTCCGGCGGTTCGTTTGCGTTGATGGATGCCCAGAACGCCGCGATCTCTTTTTGGATTGATGCGATAATCGCATCGTCTCGCTTCCTGTATATAACGTGCTCTTCGTTCCCTCCGACAAGAACCGCGATATACGCTTCGACCTTGTCTGCAACCATCATTTGATGTTGAACCTGCAATTCGATGTGGCCGGGGGCTTCGTATGTGCCGTCTGATGTTTCGATCCATTGACGTTTGAAAACAAATCCGTCAACGTTCTTGACTTCAAGAATCGCGTTTGCGTTCTCGATGAAGAAGTCAAACGACGATCCTGCTCGACCGTTTCGGATATACTCGCTCATGTGGCGAATCTTCCATCCGTGGTCTTTGGCGACCTGTTCGGCGACGGCGCGCTCGAGAGCCTTTCCCCATTTCATGCGCTTATTTTCTTCGATAGAAACGATGTCTCTGGACTTTTTTTCGTGCCATAGCTGAAACTTCGTCTTGTACGGCGACAAACCGAACAACGCCGCGCAGTCCGTTGACGTGATGTCTTCGGTCCTGAGTTTCAACCATTCTTCTTTTGTTTCGGGGTGAAAAATTTCCATTATTTCACCTCAGAAAATGAAGCGTTTGCGAGTTCAATAGCCATGGTGTATATTTTTTCGTGAATTGTTCCACCGTGTTTTTCTTTTACTGCTTCGATAAATTCTTTTTGTTTTCCAGAAAAACAACCTGTGAAAACAAATCCGCACCGAGTGAATGTCGTTGACGAGAATCGGGAGCCAACGCCAGAAACGACAATTATATCTGTAATGCGTACGACCTGCGCTTCCCCGCCGACCCACGCTGACCCGTAGACCCACGCTGACCCGCCGACCCGCGCTTCCCCGCTGACCTGCGCTGACCCGTAGACCCGCGCTTCCCCGCTGACCTGCGCTGACCCGTAGACCCGCGCTTCCCCGCCGATCAACGCTTCCCCGCCGACCTGCGCTTCCCCGCTGACCTGCGCTTCCCCGCCGACCTGCGCTTCCCCGCCGACCCACGCTGACCCGCCGACCTGCGCTAGGTTTTTTTCTTTCTCAATCCACCCGCCAACTTCTCCTTTTTTTACGTTTCCAAAATTTTCAAGTGCGCGAATACGTTTAAACGTAATTCCGAACTCAATTTTCGTTTCGCCTGTGAACTCGTACTTTTTCATTCCCACTCCTTGTATATGCGCCGCCACAGCACGGGTTATTTTTTGCCGAAATGTTCGGCGATGATTCTCTGCACGACATCCTGTATTTTCTCTCCACGGCGTGCCGCTTCAAGTTTCACAAGACGCTTATACTTCGGGTCGATCTTGGTGTTGATGTATTCGTTCTTCATGTCTAGATGATACCACGTAAAAACATTTTGGCAAATGTTTTTTTGTTGTTGACACGTCTCGCGAACTGGCGTATATTCTTCACCATGTTGCGGGATTACCAAATCAAAATACAGGATGAGACACGCGCGGCGTTTGCTGACGGGCACCGTTCGGTACTCGTACAGGCTCCGACGGGCGCAGGAAAGACGATGCTCTGTGCGTCAATGCTCAAATCGTGCGCCGCGTCTGGCATGCGTGCGTGGTTCATTGTGCATCGACGCGAGCTTGTCAAGCAATCTATCGCCGCGTTTGATCGCGTCGGTGTTCATGCCGGGGTTATCGCCGCAGGATTCCAAGAGGATTACCGCGCGCCCGTGCAGATCGCGTCTATCGGAACGCTGCAACGACGTTGGGAACGGTACGCGCCGCCAAGTATGATTGTCTGGGACGAGTCGCATCATCTCGCAGCAACAAACTGGATGTCGCTAAAAAGCCAATTCGCATCTTCCTATCATATAGGACTGACCGCAACGCCGATGCGTCTTGACGGTCGCGGGCTTGGAAATTATTTCAGCACGATGGTCAAAGGTCCATCCGTCAGATGGCTTATCGACAATAAGTATCTCGCTCCGTACAAACTATACGCGCCCGCTGGCATCGACGTAACAGGTGTGCATTCGCGCATGGGTGATTTTTCCCGCGATGAACTCGCCGCCGCTGCTGACCGTCCGTCGATCACGGGGTGCGCGGTCGAACACTACAAAAAACTTTGTCCCACGGCCCGCGCTTGCGTGTTCGCGTGTTCAATCGAACATAGCAGACATATCGTCGCGCAGTTTGAAGCGGCAGGCATTCCGTCCGCGCACGTTGACGGTGAAACCGATCCGCAGATGCGCGACATGATCCTGCAACGGTTCTCCGAAGGGTCAATTCGCGTCGTATCAAACGTCGAGTTGTTCGGTGAGGGTTTCGATTTGCCTTCAATGGATGCCGTCATACTCATGCGTCCGACTCAGTCTCTTGGTCTGTATTTGCAGCAGGTCGGTCGTTGCCTTAGATACTCCGAAGGAAAAACGGCATATATCCTTGACCACGCGGGAAACTGCGCGCGTCACGGTATGCCGTGTGAAGAACGCGAGTGGGAGCTGACAACGGATAAAATCAAACGTTCACAGTCCGCGTCAGAACTTGGTTCGGTGAAAATATGTCCGAAATGTTTCGCAGCGCAGTTTTCGGGGTCGCGGACGTGTAAACTCTGCGGCGGCGTGTTCCCGGTCGAAGCGCGAAAGGTAGACGAGAAGAAAGGCGATCTCGTCGAGGTAAAAGCGGCGCAGCGCGCTGTCCGTGTTGCTCAGGGTCGCTGTCAAACGATGGAAGAACTCGTAGCCGAGGGTCGGCGGCGTGGTATGAAAAATGCACACGGATGGGCGTATAATGTGATGCAGGCGAGGAAGAATAAAAGGAGCGGAAAGTGAATATCGCAGACTATCAAGAGAAATCACGCGAAACGTGGACGACAATAGACCGAATGACCGACGAACTCCATGCGCTTATTGGTCTGTCTGGTGAAGTCGGTGAACTTCACGAAAAGATCAAGAAACTACACAGAGATATTTATCCTACTTGCAATACGCTCGGAGATATGTCTATATCGTTAAAATCTGTTAAATCTTCCATATCTAAGGAACTCGGAGATATCGCATACTATCTCTGCCGTGTTGCCGACAGATACGATATAAACATGGCTGACGTACTGTTTCAAAATATTGAGAAGATTCGTGACCGTAAAAATCGCGGAGTTTTATCTGGATCTGGTGATAATCGGTGAGCAGAGAACCAACCACCCGCACCGAATGGATGATCTATTTCTACGAACGCGGCGATTCGTGTGAAGAAATTGGGAAAAGGTACGGCATTTCCCGGCAGCGAGTTCATAAGATTTTACAGAATTACTATTCGGCGTTAGAATAACCGACAGTATCCGAATCAACAACATGGGGGAGTATATGGAGAAGACCTGCCGCACGTGCGCCAACGCGCACCGACCGTCGCAAGACCCGAACCCGACGCATCTTGTCTCGTGTCGTTCTATGGACGCGCATACGCTCGATCATTCCTGCCCGAAGTGGGAGGAAAGAAATGATTGAATACTTCCACTGCTCATTTTCTCCGTCAAACGATCACGAACGAAGTTTTGACAACGGGAGAGAATTGTTTATGTTCGCGCATCTAAATGGATTTTATCCGATTAACGTGTGTCAAGTTTCTGCTTCAGAACTCCGAATAAAATTTCTAAGCATTTATTTCGATCAGCACGGAAAACCGTTTACCGCCGATGCATATATGACGTTCGAGGTGACACAATGACCGAATCAGACATACAAAAACAGATTCAAGTCGCGGCGACCGAAGCTGGCGCGCGTGTGTTCCGCAACAACAACGCCTTCGCGTGGGTCGGCGATGTCCGCAAACTCAAGGACGGGTCAATCCACATCACGAACCCGCGTCCCATTCACTGCGGTCTCGGCGTCGGTTCCGCTGACCTTATCGGTATCACCAGCACGGGTCGTTTCCTGTCCATCGAGGTCAAAACCGCGCGCGGCGTTATTCGTCCCGAACAGATCGCGTGGCGTGATATGGTCATCGCGCATGGCGGCTCGGCATGCATCGCCCGCTGCGTCGAGGATATTAGGGGGTTCCTGTGAGTAAACTCGACTTCGCAGGTCTCAGCTCCGCGCTGCTGGCGCACGCAACGCGCATCTGCATCGACCTTCTTCCTGGCGGTCGAATCGAGGGACGCGAATACGTCTGTGCGTCGATCTCCGGCGGTCGTGGTAAGTCTTTCAAGGTCAACCTAATCACGGGCGTCTGGGCAGACTTTGCCAATTCTGTATACGCCGGCGGCGATCTCATTTCGCTGTACGCCGCTAACCGTGGCATTTCGATGGGTGACGCATACCGCGCGCTGGCGGACCAATACAACCATATCGACACGTCCGTGCAGCGACTACCATCTCCGACCGTCGAACACCAGTGCCGCGTCGCACCCGCTGACGTCCCCGACCCGTCGCTACATTACCACAAATACGGCGCACCGTCGATGTCGTGGGTCTACCGCGACGCAAACGGCGGGCGGTTCTTCTTCATCGCACGATACGACACCGACGACGGTAAACAGTTCGTCCCGTGGACGTACCGCGATGGACGCTGGACACCAAAGGCGTGGACGCATCCGCGCCCGATCTACCGCATCGACGCTCTGACCACGCACGCTGACCGTCACGTGCTCATCTGTGAGGGCGAGAAATCCGCAGACGCGGCGCAATCGATCGTCGGTGACTCATACGTCTGCACCACGTGGGCAGGCGGTTCGCGCGCCGTCGCAACCGCCGACTGGTCAATACTCCGTGGTCGAAACGTCCTCATCTGGGGAGACGCTGACGAGCCGGGGCGCATCGCGGTAGATACGCTTATCGGTATCCTGCAACGCTCTGGCGTCAACGAGATCAAGACCATCAACACCCACGGCATGCCCCAAGGCTGGGACGCCGCCGACAGCGGATTCTCCACCGCAGAGTTTTTCGCGTGGGCGCAGCCGCGTATTCAAGTCGTCGGTGACACCACGCCGATCGTCGCCACGGAACCCGAACCCATTCCGCAGGACACACCCGCACCCGCTGGTATCGAGATCGACCCCGTCGCAGTCAGCGGTTCTACACACGTGCTCTGGTCGCGTCTGGGTCTTATCACGATCAACAGCGGTTCGCCAGTCTCCAACGCAGATAACGTTCGGCGTATCATCGACGGGACACCCAATCTCCGCGGACACATCTGGGCAGATACATTCTACTGTGACATTTTCACCGATTACGACGGCCCCGCGCGCCAGTGGACCGATCGAGACACGACTCTACTCACCAGTCTTGTCCAACGTCAATTCGGCTGCGCCAATTTCTCCCGCCAGACCGTGAGCGATGGGATCGCAACGGTGGCAGCGTTTGATCGGCGCAACGCACCGCAGGAGTGGATCCGCGGGCTCGAATGGGACGGTGTGGAACGTCTCAGCACGTGGCTGCATACCTATATGGGAGCCGAGGACAACGAATTTACCCGCGCGGCAGGTCGCAACTGGTTCGTCGGTGTCGCGGCACGTATCCTTCGTCCCGGATGTCAGATGGACAACCAGATCATCCTCAAATCGGGGCAAGGCGGCGGCGTGCGTCACCTGCGCGGAAAATCGTCGGCTCTCCGCACTATCGGTGGATCGTGGTACACCACGGCAGGGAGCAACCTGCTCAGCTCAAAATTTTACGAGACCATCAAAGGAAAAATCATAGTCGAGATCGGCGAACTCGTCGCCTACACCCGCGCGGATATAGAGTCGATCAAAGACGTCATGACCACCTGCTCGGACCGCTACCGCGTTCCGTACGGAACCCGCGCCGAGGACAATCCCCGCACCTGTGTCTTCGCGGCTACCACCAACGATGATACCCCGCTGCGCGATCACACAGGCAACCGACGATTCTGGTGTGTCGATGTAGGCGTCACCCACACGATCGACGTGGCAGCCATCGAACGTGACCGAGACCAGCTTTTCGCCGAGGCTGCAAAAAAATATTTTCAGTGGGAAAACACCCGCTCCGACGAAGACGGATGGTGGCTCATGCCCGAGTCAGAAACCGCCGAAAACGAGGAGAAAAACCGCGAGTGCGACCCATGGGAAGATATCATCTCCGAGTGGCTTATTGGTCGCGAAGAAACCACCGCCGTCGAGGTCTTGGAACAGTGCATTGATGTTCCGGACGAACGTATAACCATGGCCCTACAATCGCGCGCGGCGAGGTGCTTAAAATCTCTCGGTTGGCACAAAAAAACAGGTCGTCGAAACGGTCGGTTATGCAAATTTTGGGTTCGAGAGCTTTTCCCGACTGTTACCGATGTTACCACCTCTGATGATTTTAACTTTTAGGTGGTAACACTAAAATGACCAATAAAATCAATGCTTGTTACCACTGTTACTATTGTTACCAGTAGTTGGTAAAACACTTGTTGGTATTTCGCATATTGTAATGTGTAATCCGTATATTGTAAAAACATGTAAATATGCGTTTTTGGAAAATACAATATACGAAAAATCCAGGGTTTTTAAAAAATTGAGGTTTCACTGGTAACATGGTAACAATCCAATAAAATCAAGGGGTATTCGGTTTTTGAGGGTGGTAACACAAAAAACAGGTGGTAACATGCGAGTTTTTACAAAATGCGAACGATGCGGGTATGAGTGGATGCGTAAAAGTGGTGTTCATTTATGCCCAAAGTGCCGGGCAAAATTCTACACAAAAAGCGATCGACGAGGGTGGGATAAACTTGAGGTTGGGCAAGAGATTTACCTACCGTTTAGCACGTCAGAAAACGCCGCCGAAGAGAACAGAAAGCAGTACAATTCTCTTCGGAAATATGCGTCGAGAACGGGCAAGGTTTTACACTCGTTTTTTGATAATACGAACGGTCGCTGGGGGATGACGGTGAAGAGGATTTCTTAGACTTGGCACGATTCTTGCATGCTCTGATTTTGTTGTGCAAAAAATAGTTGCAATTGTGTTGCGTTGATGGTAATATCTAGGTGTGGTCGCGTGGCGCGATCGCGGAAAAAAAGGAGTGGAGAATGAATCCAGGAAACGTGTACGAAAGACGAATTGAAAAAGACGTGCAGTTAAAGCTCATCGAAAAGAAAGGCTCATCTTGGACGTGTTTGATCTTAAAAAACGACATATTACCAGATCTTGAAGGCACCATTTGTACAATGGCGTCTTGGATTTTAGAAGGAAGAGACTGGAATAAGGTGAGAGAATGATTTTAGAGATCATTGCCAACATCATCTCTCTTACCGCATGGACGCTCATCGGGGCGATCCCCGTGTCCGCTGTCCTGCTCGTTGCATCATTAACCGAACGCGCGCCGTCGAATCGACGGGTGCGTACATCAATGGGGTGGATATGAAGTCTGAACGAATCTCCGTTATCTGTCATGAAGACGAACGCGCGCTTATCGTTGCCGCCGCACGAGCCGAAGATCGATCGTTGACATCGTATATCGTCCGCGCGGCTGTCGCTGCGGCACGGGAGACGATCGCGCAAGAGGAGCGCGTGAAATGATCGGCGTCGGGTTTTGCCCCGTTTGCGGTGGTCTTGTCGTCGGAGAAATGGACGGCATGGGAAACATTTTTCACGAACAATACAAGAAGGATATTGAAGAATGAGCTACGATATCGCCGAACGTCTTGGAGTCCGTTTCTGCGGGCTGTTTCATTCGTCGGGAACAGCATACGCCGCGCTGTATAACGACGATCACGACACGGGAGGCTCGTTTTGCGTCCCGGTGATACACGATGATCTTGATGTTGCCGCCGCGCTCGATGAGATGCGCGCACGATTCGCCGCCGCGAAATAATCTCCCTTGCATACTCCGTGCCATCGTGCTATTTTAAGGCATGGATGAAAACGGCACGATTGATGCAGAACTTGTGACTTACCCCGTCCCGAGTCATATCACGGCTCGGGACACTCTCAATAAAAACGCCCAACAAAATCTTGACAGCATATACGATCACGTCTGCGAAGGCGGGAACGTTGTTGACTGGTCTACGTCTCGCGGTCTTCCCGTCCGTGAGGTCATGGAGTGGATCAACCACGATGATTACCGGAGAAAGTTTTTCGGTGAAGCGCTCAAGTGGCGTGATGAGTGGACGAAGCAGCAGCTGCTCGGGACGCTGCGCGATCTAGCGTTCTGTGACATTTCGCAGGCGTATAACGATGACGGGTCAGTGAAGCCGTTCTCGCAGTGGTCGCAGGCTGCCAAGCGCGCGATATCCGAGATAAAGGTTGACGAGTTGTGGGAAGGTCGAGGAGACGAAAAGCACCAAGTCGGAATCACAAAAAAGCTGAAATTCGTGGACAAGATCAAGGCGATCGAGATTCTCATGAAGAACCTCGGGATTCTCGTTGATGTCGTCCGCGTCGACCAGACGCTCGCTGTCAGCCAGAAAGACGTTGACGCGATGAAAGAACTTCCAGCCGATAAACTGACCGACATCCTGCTGGGGCGCAAGTGAGTTCGCTGCACGATCGGTATCTGCTCAAGGTGCGTCTTGAATCAGACGAGAAGGCGCGCGCAGCGTGCATCGCGCTGTGCCGGAAGGATGTCCTGTTTTTCTTCGATTACTTCCTGTGGACGTTCGACCCTCGCAAGAACCCGAAAGACATCCCGTTTATCCCGTGGAAGTTTCAGCGTGACCTCATCGTTGCGATGGACGAATCAATCGCGCGTGGTGAATCAGAGCTGTACGAGAAATCCCGCGATATGGGCGTGACGTGGTGCGTGCTCGGCGTGTTCGTGTACCGTTGGTTGATGCACGATGAGAACTTCCTATCGGGATCGCGCAAGGAATCGCTCGTTGATACGCTTGGCAATATATCCACACACTTTGAGCGCATGCGGTATATGATCGCTAAAATACCAGATTGGATGTGCACGGCGTGCGGCGTTGACCGCAAGAAGACGAAAGATTACATGAAGATATTTAAGGCAAACGGCGCATCGATTGTCGGGGAATCAATGAACGCCGAGTTCTCGCGCCAGGGACGGTACAAGGCGATTCTGCTTGACGAGTTCGCGTTCGCCGACAACGCCGAGACGATTTGGCGCGCGTGCGGCGATTCGGCGCCGTGTAAACTTGTTGTCAGTACGCCGAACGGGACGAACAACAAGTTTTGTCACCTGCGTAAGAGCGGTCAGATCAAGGTGAATACGATTCACTGGCGAATGCACCCAGAGAAAGACGAAGCGTGGTACGCGAAGCAGAAAGCCGAGAAGTCCGAGAAGGACCTCGCGCAGGAAGCCGACATCAATTACACGATATCGGCAGGAACTCCGTTTTATACAGGTTTTCAGCGCGCCGTGCATCTGCGGAAGATGAACCTGTCACCGAACCGCGAGATAACGCTGACGTGGGATTACGGTTTCCAGCACCCGAATTGCACGCTGAACTACGTGACGGCTGAGGGTATTTGGGTCATCGCGGACAATATCTTCGGAGAGAACTGCACGATCGAAGAGTTTGCGGTGCAGGTTCGCGAGTATTTGAACAAGAACTGGTCTGGATACCGATTCGCGCCGGGATACGGCGACCCCGCAGGAAAGCAGTCGTCGGACAAGAGCAGGAAGTCGAGCGAGCAGATTTTGAACGAGTGCGGATTCGTTGTGTCGTCGATTCCGTCGAACCTGCCGACGACGAATTACGCGGCGAGGAAAGTCATCATCGAGAAGAAGCTCCGCACGCTGATAGGCGGTGTTCCTGCGCTTGTGGTGAATGACGTTCCCGGCTGCGCGATCATCGCAGAGGGGTTTGAGGGAGGGTATCGGTTTCCCGATTCGAACAAATACGGCGGCGTTGCGGAGCACCCGGTTGAAGATGGATATTTTGAGCATCCTTTCAATTCCTTGGAATATTTCGCCGTGAACAGATTCAAGCCCGTTGAGAAAGACCCGAAACAGGAAACGGAACGACGCGCCCGATATGGACGCGCCGAACCGATGCGTATAGGATTTTAATAGGAGGACGCGATGCCGAAGACTGACCTGCCAGAGATAAAGAAAGGCGACGATTTCGCGATGCGGTCGCAGACGCCGCAGGAGAAGCAGAACTGGAAAGACGCGGACGTGCCAGAGTATAAGATCGAGCTGAATTTGTCTAACGAGAAGATCGACGTACTGAAAACGCAGGTGTTTGACGAGTTCGACGCGCTGAAAGACGAGCGTACGGATTTGGGTCTTGAAGAGAAGTGGTCAGCGCTTGAGCGGCAGTACGAGGGGCGCATGCAGCGCATTCCCGGCGTTGATTTCAATATCGACGTGCGTGAATCGAAGGTTAAGGCTGATACGATCGCGCGCACGGCGTTTGATGCGTTTATGCCCGACGATGGGGATATCATCGACATCAAGCCCCGCCCAGACACCGCGCGCAACGACGGTTACGAAATCGCGGCGCGGCAGCAGGAGTTTCTCGATTACGCGATGGATGAGGAAATTCAGCCGCACATCGCGCTGCGTAAAGCGATTCTGTCGTCCGTGAAGAAATTTGTCGGCGTGACGAAACTTGTCTGGTCACTGAAAATGCAGAACAGACGCCGCGAAGAGACGTGGAAAGGCACGGAAGAAGGTCTGAGTAATTTCGTAGCGATGTATCCCGATGCGCCGAAGATGTATCCGCAGTACATCAAGCGGCTGGCGCGCGGCGAAGACGTTTCTATCGTGGTGAATTACCGCGACCAAGTGAAGAACAATCCCGAATTGAAATACATCCCGATCGAGGACTTCTACGTCAGAAATGCGTGCGATTATAACGCGGGTTTGACGTTGGAGCATATGATCGCGGAGCGTCGTCGGTTCTCGTATTACGAGATGAAAGAGATGGAAACGGCGGGCGAGTTCCAGAACGTTGACAATGTGTTGACGCGCGGCGAAGACGGCGAAATCGTTGACGGCGCGAAGAACGAAGAGTATTCGGTCATCGAGTTCACGACGTATTTCCGTTTGGACGCGGCAGACGAACAAGAGACGAAGATCAAGTGCTGGTTCTCGGAAGAAAAACAGGTGTTCCTTGGCGCGATTCAGTACCCGTATTACGGCATCGACTGCGACTATATCGGCTGGTGGGCGGCGGTGAACGATAAGGGGTTCTATGGTAACGCCGAGTCGATCATGCTGGACGTTCGGGATACGCACATCGCGCAGGACGCGCTGATTTCGCTGACGATCGACGGTGTGTATAAGCGTAACACGGTAACGCCTATCGTCGAGGCTGGTTCGGAAGCCGAGGCGCTGTTCCTTGACCAGCAGTTTCAGACGGGCAAACCGATTGCGGTCAATGACCAGTACGGGAAAGGTGTCATGTCTGGCATCGGGTTTTTACAGTATCCGAATATGGACATAAACGGCGCGCTGTCGATGGCTGAGAAGGCGAAACGTGTTGGCGATGACGTGACGCGCGTTTCTGGGTTGGTCACGGGTGGAGAATCGCAGCTGGACCCGTCTGCGCCTGCCACGAAGACGGTTGCGCTGTTGCAGCAGTCGGGTCAGGGGATTCGTGATTATATCCGCATGCTGAAACCGTCGTTCGATCTGTTCGCGTCGATGCTGTTGCAGCTCTATTATCAGATGTGTACCGAAGACCGTGCGTACCGGATTCGGTCGAAATCGTCGTCTGTCACGGGTGATGATGTGTTCAAGAACATCAGCCGGGAAGACATGGCGATCCGCACGGTCGTGCAGTCGCGGTCTGCGGCGTTTGCGTTCGACAAGATTCAAGACGCGCAGCGTGCGATGGCGGCGTACCAGGTGGTAACGCAGAGTCCGTATCTGGCACAGCAGCCCGAAGTCATCTACGCGGCACTCCGTGAGGTCATCGGCTCGATGGGAGGAAAGTGGAAGACGTTTGCGGATACGATGCTGTCGCCGAGCGAGTTTAAGGACAAGCAGGAAGCTGTTGCGGTGAAAGTCGTCGGCGCGATAATGCAGAAGATGATGTCGGGAGAGATACAGGGCGGCGCGCAGGAACTGATGCAGGCGGCACCAGGAGCGATTACGGCAGGACAATCGTCGGCGTATAATCCCGCGATCGGACAACAGATACAGCAGCAGCAAGGGGGGCAGGCGTAATGGATTTATTCGGCATACCGAAGAAAAAAGAAGCGAAGATTGAGGACATTGTCGTATCAAAGGCGCGTGCGTGCCTTGCGATGAACGAGTTCAAGGATTATCGGGAAGCGTATGAAAAAGAAGAGCGCGAAATCATCGGTACATTGCTCGTTGATGCAGGGAAGTGTGCGCTGGATGACAACGGGTCGCTGGAAAAGTTCGGCGCGAAGTGTTTGGTGCGGTTGAATCGGCTCCGCGACGTTCGCGGACTGCTGAGGGATGTCACGATAAACGCGAGTAAGGGAGGTAAATGACGTGAAGAAGGGGAACATGAAGATCATGTACGCGAAAGACGCGACTCCTGTCGGATCAAGACCGAAAGATGACGGGTATTATCCGTCGATCACGCTCGGAAAAGGCGCGGTTGAGTCGATGAAAGACCTTGATGTCGGCGATGAAGTCGTTTTGACGATGCGCGGCGTGGTGCAATCGAAGAGCGAGAACGAAACGGACGGCATGAGTATGCAAATCGAGTGCCAACACTGCGAAAAGCGGGAAGAAAACGACGAAGAAAGCGACATTGACGATGAAATGGCATCGCGTGCGTTGAAACTGACAAAGAAAAAGATGGCATCATGATTAAAAAAGTGGTACGGTAATTGCATGGATACAGCACGGGTCAGTTCTGCAACCCAGATGAGGAACGCGCTCGCTGATTCGGCGAATCGGAAGACGATAACCGAAGAAAAAGGCAAGACGTTCGACCACGTATCCGCCGTCAATCAAACAATCAAGTTTTTGGAAGGCATCAAGCTCGATCCGTTTGTCAAGAGCGTGATGAAAGCACGTATCATCGCGCCGTTGCAGACGGGACGCGCACGGTCTCACCTGTCTATCGCCATCGAACTCGGCGCACGCGTTGATGATGTCATCGCGGCCGAGGCGTATGGTGTACAGGCGGTGGAATCGTTGCTGGCTAGCACCCACGTGCAGGATATGATTGATAAATACAACCGCGATAAGACAATAACCGATGCGGTCAAACAGTTCGGTAACTCTGGCGTCCAGTTGACGCAGAATCCGACAAAGGAAGAGAACCATGGCTGACGAACAGACAACGAACGTGACGATGGACGACGACCAGATCGCGGCAGCGGCGTATGCTGAACTCGACGCGGAGCAGAATCCCGACAAGGTGACGACTGAAGAACCGAAGAAGAAGGAACCCGAAGACGCAGAGCCTACCCCGCCGAAAGCGGAAGGCGAACCGGCTACGGAAACTCCAGAAGCTGCGGAAACGGTCGAACCCGCCAAGAACGATGCGCCAGTGAATGACGACAGAGTATCCGCGTATGCGGAGAAACACCGTCTAACGCTGGAAGAAGCCCGCGAAGAGATCGAGAAGATCGAAACGGTGAAGGCGCAGTACAAGAACGACCCCGAAGAAATGGCGCGCGCGCTTCGGAGCAAGGACCGTGAGTACAGCAAACTTCGCACCGAGATCGAGAAGGCGAAGCCGAAGGAACCTGTTTTCAAGCGCATGACCGAAGACCAGTTCTACGGTTGGGCGAAAGAACGGTTCAAGAATCCGACGCCGGACATGGTAGACGCCGATGGTAACAACAAGATGATCGAGGATTTTCGCCGCAAGTATCCCGCCAAGAGCGAGATCATGAGCGACGACGCGATCATCGAGGAGATCATCGATGTTTCGTATCGTCAGTACGAAGGCGTTGCCGCGAAGAAGGAAGCAGAGGTCAAGCAGAGCGCGTTTGCGAAGCGTGAAGAGCTGATTCAGTCGATTTCTGAGACTGATAAACGGTTCATCCCCGACGTGAAGGCGATTTTGCAGAAGACCGAAGACGCGGAGTTGCTGGAAGATGGGTTCGACATCGAAACGGCAATCAGCTGGGCGAAAGGTCGTCGGTATGACGCGGATATCAAGGCAGCCGAAGAGCGCGGATACAAGCGCGCGACGCAAAAGCCAACGATTGCCGCGCCTGCTGCGGGAACGCCAGCTCCGAAGACCGAGAAGACCGCCGGGTCTGGACTTTCGGAAGCACAGAAGAAGCGCGCTGATGAGATGTTTGGGAGCATGTACGGGACGGAAGAAGCATACCGTCTGTACAAAGAGACGTTCGAAGAAGAGTTGAAAGAAAACAAGAATTTTGTTGCCTAAAAGGAGACTATCATGGCAGATCAGTTGAAATACGGTCCCATCGGCATGAACGCGACGGAAAACGCGAAGCCGATGCTTGTGACCACTGGTGAGACTTTCCGCGCGAAATCGGGTCGTTTTGTTACGCTGACGACGAACACGGGTTGCGTCAAAGTCGCTGACGCTGGCAATACCAAGCTGTATGGCTGGGCAGAGATCGGCGAACAGGTAACCGTTGCCGGGACGCAGGCTCTTGTCATCCGCGCCGACGGATGCGACAAGGTATTTCGTATCCCCATCATCACGGGTACGCTGACCCGCGCGATGTTCGGTTCGGACTGTGATTTGGTTCGCGCGACGGTCGGCGGGACGACGCTCGTGCAGGGCGTAGACCTCACCGCGTCTGGCGAAGACGTTGTGACGATTGTCGGCGGCGACTTGGAAGGCAACAAGTACGTCGATGTTGTGTTCGCAGCAGTGAAAGTGACCGCCAGCAACGGCGTTGTCTAATAATAACGATTGAAGGAAAGAGAGGTATCTCATGGCAGGTTTGAGACTGGACCAGATTCAGGCGTACAACAAGGATATGTACAAGTTCGAGCGTCTTGGCGAGACGATGAAGCCGACGGTCTATGACCGCGTGTACAAAGTCAACTCAAGCGCTACGGGCATGGGCGACAAGTTCACGCAGAAACTCTCTGCGGGTTCTTTGGCGCGCCACACGGTCGAAGGTCAGCCGATCGCGTTCAAGTCGCCTATCAGCGGGTGGACTTCGCAGGTCGTCTATCATACGTATTCGGACGGTTTGACGTTCACGTATGAAGCGGTCGAAGACGCGATCAAGATGAAGAACATGGTGCAGGACTACGCGAACACGTGGGGCGACGAAGTGCGCCGCGCGAAAGAAACGCTGGCTGCCCGCGTGTTCAACAACGGCGGTGCGTTGGCTGGCGACTTCGTGTTCAACGGTTCGTTTGACGGTAACGCAGACGCCAGCGGCGGCCTTGCCTATGACGGCGTTCCGTTCTTCAACCTCACGGGGAACCGCAACACGACGAAAGGCGGCGGGACGTATTACAACTCCGTCGCGTCTGCCTATTCTACCGGCGCGATCACGTCGAGCCACTTCTCGACGCTGTACACGCTCATGACCGGCACGAACAACCGTGACGAGCTTGACCGCCCGACCGAGAACAAGCCCGACGCCGTGCTGTGTAAGCCGTCCGATTACGATTCGCTCTGGGCTGTTTTGCAGTCCGACCAGATTGCTGGTTCGGCGAACAACGACAAGAACGTCCACAAAGGGCGCATCAAGGACATCATCGCGTGGGATTACCTCACCGAAGCGGCTGTCTATGTCGGTAAGGCAAAGAGCGACCTGCTCACGTTCGACGAACGCAGCAAGCCGCTGATTCAGTTCTTCGACCACAAGCCCACGAATGGCTACATGGCGTCGATCATGGTTCGCTTCGGCGTCCATGTGAAGCCTGGCAGCCGTCGTCTCTGGGTTCGCGGTGGCGGTACGAGCGCGTAATGAGAAATCCGAAGTCTGATACGTCAGATTTCCCCGTAATGGGCATATCCCCTCTCGGCGGCAACGCCGTAGAGGGGACTGCCAACGGGTTCGCGCCGATTCGCACGACGGGGCAGATCGATGTCCCGCTCGTCGATACGGAGTTTGGTTTCATTTCTCATTTGAGCGCACAGGAACAGGAAGACAAGCGACACGCGCGAGCGTTGGCGGAGGTGACACGTGGCGAAGAGGCGTTTAGGAAAAGAGCGGGATTTCGTTGACAGTGCGTTTGATGCGGCACCTGTTGCTGCGCCAGTCGTGAATGATCCGATGGATGTAATCATTGAAAATAACAAGGACGGTACTGATATGGAAGGCGTGATGCAGGCAGAAAAGAAAGCGTCGGATATCGCGGTCCTTTTGGATAGCGCACCGAAGAAAGTCGTCAAGGACGGTTGGTTGCTCGACGTTTCGCACGCGGATATGGCGGCGTTTGAAGCGCAGGGCGTTCTGGTCGGTCTTGACATGCAGCCGAACGGCCTCTATTCGGTTAAGGTGAAATAATGAAAAAACTCACGATTGTTGAATGTTTCATGATGGTTCTTGCGTGCAGTGCTGCGTTCGCTTTGACGATTTCGGCTCCGAAAAATAAGAATATCACGGTAGCGAATACTTCAGTTTCGTATCCGCTGTCGAGCGAGCAGGATGAATCGACGAGCGCGTATACGATCAGTGCCGGAGCGAATAACACGGGAACGATTTACGTTGGAGGTTCGACGGTAAGCTCTACTAATTACGGAGCATATTTGAACGCAGGAGATACGTTTTCTGAGAATCGAGCGGACACGTATTACAAGCTCGATGGCGTGTATATCCGCGGTACGGTTGTGAATGATACGGCATCGGTAATCTATAACAATGCGTAGGCGGTGGACATGAAAAAATCAATCTTAACAATATGTTTCTTGGTTCTTTCCGCGATAGCGTTTGCGGGGAGTGATGTCGAGCGGGCGCAGATGGGGAAGAAGTCGAACGGAAACTGGGTTGTATCGTCTGGCAACGTCGGAATCGGAACGACTGCACCGTCAGCACTTCTCCAAGTCGGCGCTGGAAAATTCAACGTGCTTTCAGGTGGGAATGTGGGAATTGGAACAACCGGACCGACTGCACCTCTTGAAACCAACGCCGGCGTTACAACCAACGTCAACGCGATCAAAGTCACGGGAAACATCAACAACTATTTGCAATACAACATCCAAAACGGAAACAGCGGCGCTACTGCTTCGTCGGATATTGTTGCAACAGCGGATACTGGAAACGAGACGACGAACTTCATCGACATGGGCATCAACTCAAGCGGATTCACGCAGGCTGTAGGCGCGGCTCTTGATGGGTATCTGTACACTTCATCTTCTAACCTCATCTTGGGAACGACTGCGGCGAAAGAAATCAAGTTCTTCACCAACAATGTAAACTCTTTGACTGGTCAGAAGATGGTAATCACGAGCGCGGGAAACGTTGGTATCGGTCTAACGAACCCGAACGCCAAGCTCGAAGTCAACGGAGATACAGAGATCGTCTCGACTGGCGCGTTCTATATCGGAGACAACGCAACCGATGGCTCTTGGCGGTTTATCCGTTCGGGGAATAACCTCGTCATCGAACGGCGCGAGTCTGGCTCTTGGGTTACGAAGTCAACGGTGAGCGCGTAGTCTTAGGGGGCTATATGAAAAAGATTTTTGCGTTGATGATGTTGGTATGCCTTCCCGCATTTGCTGGCTCTGACGTTGAGCGGGCAAGTGCGTGGGGATACGATGATGGGAAGGTGTCAGCAAGTGGCACACAAGAATGATCTCCCCGACCACACGATTGAGAGTGTTGGTGTTTCTTGCGACAGCCGCGCTAGTTGCTTTGGTTGTCATCGGGCATGCTATAATGTGTCAGTCAAAAGAGTTTCAAACAACGATAGGTTACGCGGAGGACTGAATGGAACTACTCGTAGGACTGATTCATCAGCCGTGGTGGTACTGGATAGTCGCAGTCGGAGTCGCGGTTAGCGTATTTGTTTTATGCGCCATCGCGATAACGTTAGCGAATCTGTCGCCTAAGTCTATCAATGAAAACAATAACGCGCAGACGCTATACATCGTGGCGGGATTTTTCTCTATCGCATGCGGTATTTTCTGGCAGACGTTTTTGATGGCAGTAATTTTGATCTCGTTGGTGTGTTCAGTAATGATTATTTTCAACAAGGACAAATGACATGGCAAAGCAGAAAGACGCTCGTAGCGCAACGTTTCGTAAGGTGAGAGGACTCCCCGAAAAAACGAAGTTGGTCAAGGCATCAAATTACGCAAAGACGAAGCGTGCATGATGTGTAAATGCGCGTGTCACGGGGCAGGTTCGTGCAAGCTCTGTTCGTGCTATAAGTGCCGGGAGAAGTGATGGACTCTCTAACGCCACTCAAGACAGCCACTGACCAAGAGCTTGTCGATGAACTTCGTTCAAGACATCTTTTGTTCGCGTGCGTCAGAGACGACAAAGACGGCGGGATGTTTTGGCATTGGAATCAAGGCATCATGCAGTTTGGGGATGCCGTTAAGATTCTTGGGATGATTGAGCTGTTGAAAGCTGAGGTCATCCAAGACATTCGGGACGGTGCATAATGGACGGCACACCGTGCGGAGCGCCTCCTTCAATGGCGTGTAATTACTGTAACCATGATTGCGATTTCGCACGTGGTCCGAGATAAGGGGGAGATGTGGATGTTACACATGGCGATTGTGTCAAACAGGAACAGTGGGGAACCCTCAAGGAGAAGCTCAAGCAGTACGACAAGCATATTGAAGAGTCGGACGGTCGCGGTGGTTACCGTGACCGTGTTGGCGATCTTGAGCGTAGCATGCGACTCGTTCCATATGTCACGGCGGCGTGCGCTTTTTGCGGCGGACTTGTCGCGCAGATCGTGCCACAAATTGGAACTGCGCTCGCTGATTTTATCGGACGCATTCGCTGAAAACAACCGTGAACCGTTTGAAATCAATTAGGAGGTGGATTATGGCATGTGGTAAAGAGGGCAAAAAGCACGAAATGAAGGAAGCAAAGAAGCCCGTTAAGAAATCGAAGAAGGGCAAGAAGTGAGGACGCTGATCGATTCCATGCGCGAAGCGTTGGTCATCGGTCACAAGGCGTTTAAGCAGGAAATACGGCAGGGCAAGCCAAGGAAGGGCTATGGACTCGAAAGTGAAAGAGATTTTGATGCGGAACTTGAAAGAAGAGGGTCTGGATATCGCCGAGACCGCGCTCAAAGGTCTCACGAAAGCAACGTTTAAGACGCTGCGTGAAGTCGCGGCAGCAACGAAGAACCCGCTCGACGATGCGATCGTTGGCGTTCTTGGACAATTTGAAAGCCAGCTTTTGGCGTTTGAAGACAAGCTCGACGGGAAAGAAGGTTAACCACAATGCCGGTGCCGCGATTGCCCCGCGCCCGGCTCATTCAAGGCGGTGACCATGTGGGGTAAAATCGGCGCATGGATTGTTACGAACATCGGTCTGCCTATCCTGTGGGAAGTGTTGAAGCGATATACTGAGCGAAAGAAGTTCATCGAAAGCGCGAAACCCGACGAGAAAGAAGAAAAACTCACCAAGATTATCAAAGAGGACGGTTTTGATGTCACGTAAACTCACGGCCGCGGTCGCCATCATCGTCTCTCTCTCTGGGTGCGCATCACCTACCATCATTCTAAAATCGGGCAAATCTTGGCAGGTTACGCGCGATGTGCGCGCTGTTTCTTGTATCGTCCGTGGTGAAGACGGGAAAGATTATCCCGCGAAGTGCAAATTGAACGCAGGCGACTACGTTGTGCCGGGGTCGAGGTTCAAATGATGTCGGCAATCGCAATCGCACTCGGCGGGATTCTGTGGCGCATCGGTGGTCGTGGTGGTTTCCCGTTTGCGAAGCAGCTTCGGCGTATCGGTGTCCCGGCTGTAATCATGATCGCGGCTCTTGTAAACGGTCACGGATGGTTTTCTCTGTTCGCTCTGGCGTATATTCCGCTGTTTGCCGTGGGATACGGAGTCGATTCAAAAATCGGTCGTCTGTGCGGTCATAACGGCGCGCTGACGCGATTTGTCTGCGGTATTCTGTATTGTCTTCCGTCGATTGGACTGCTCTGGGGGAACTGGTGGCTTATGGGATTCGATTTCGCGGTCACATCGATTGGCATCATGCTGGCGGGGTCGCAGAAATTCAATTTTGACGACGAGCGGGAAGAAACTTTTATCGGCGCGTTGATTTGTATGTGCAAAGTTTGGTGATTGTGGTATGATATTTGCAAAAGGAGACCGTGAATGAAACTCTCGGAATTCCGAACCCGCATAAAACTGGCACTCCCGAACATCGGTCAGCTTGGGATTACCGCATCAGACCTTACAAATCTCATAAATCAAGCAGTCAATAACGTCAATCTTATCGTCGGCGTATACGTCGGATCAACGGATTTTGACGTCGTGGCGAACCAGAAAGAATATGATTTGTCAGTTGTCGCTCCGTTGTTTCTTGGGCGCGATAAGCGTGGCGTGTTTTTCAAGTCGTCTGGTCAGTGGCAGAAGATCGAACCTCGTTCGGCTGCAAACATTGCGGAATTCAATCCGAATTTCTTGAACTCAACATCAGTACCCATCCCGCAGAATTATTACATAAACGGTCACATATTCGGTCTTGAGCCTGCAGCCGATACGTCACAGACAAAGGGCATTCGCCTGTATCATCTTATGCGCGCGACTGACATGGTGAACGATGACCATTATCCGTTCACGGGTTCGACGACGCAGATATCGGCTCTTCTGCCGCTTGATGACGCGATTATCGCATGGTGCAAATGGCGTATCGCTCCCGCATACGGCACTGTGACCGACGTTGACCTCAAGGAGCGCGAATTCTTGGCGGCATGCTATCGCGCAGAGCGTCAGATCAAAAAGTCTCCCGACATCACGATCTCGGAATACAACAGGATGCGTGCATGAGACGCTTTATCGCGGCGGCACTGATTGCGGTATGCACTCCCGTTTTTGCCGTTGACCAGTTTTACACCATCGAGGATTTCTCTGCCGGGATGAAATCGCACGTTTCACCGTATTCCATGGCTGACGGCGTGGCAACTGACGCGATGAACGTCCGCGTCAATGACGTGTTTGGTGCGATTGCCAAGCGCGATAAGAGGCTCATCGTAGCGACGCCGCACGCTGCGCCAGTCAAGTCGCTGTATCGGTATTACCTCAGCGATGGCACGAAGCACACGATCACAACATCCTCAACATACATGGACGCTGTTGATAATTCGGGTAACATTGTAAATCTCGCGTCGGGATTGTCTGATGGAAAGCGTTGGTCGTTTGTGACGTATCAAGATACACTCATCGGCATGAATGGCACGAATAATGCAAAGAAGTGGGACGGAAAGACGTTCAACACGGCAAACACGACGGGACATCGCACGGCAGGGTATCTCATCGCTGACCTTGGCGCGCCGTTCTGCGAACTGCTGACGGGAACGCACCTCGATGCGGCGTCATGGTATCAGTACAAGGTAGCGTATTACAACGGTTCGTACTACACGTATTCGTCGGCACTGTCGAATCCGATTCAGACGGGCGCGGCGGTATATGACATCAAAGTGACCGACATCCCGCTCGGACCGTCGGGCACGACACAGCGTATTCTGTTTAGAACGCAGGGGCAGGCGAATGTCGGCGCGTTGGCTGGTGCGACGTATTATCCCGTGGCGATCATCAACGATAATTCGACGACGACATACAGCGACATCAAGACCGATACCGAAATCGCGGCAAACACATCGCTGTTGGGTTTTACGGCGGTTCGTTCTGGCGGTGCAGGATATGCGGCAGGCGATGTCGTTACCGTCGTGCAGGGCGCGAATACGACGGGGTCAGTCACTGTCGGAACGGTATCTGAGGGTACGGTGCTGACGTTGGTTTCTCCCGCGACAACGCCGGGGACAGGATACACGGCTGCGGATGGTTTGGCGACGACGAGCAGCCACACGGGAGCGGTCAAGACCGCCGATGTCGGTTCAACGGCAGGAACGGGATATGCCGTCGGCGATGTGCTCACGATTACGCAGGGTGGCGCGTCGGGCGGAACGGTGCGCGTCGATAAGGTTGGCGCCAAGGGCGCGCTGTCTGAGGTGACGATTCTGACGACTGGATCGGGGTATTCAACGTCGGATAACTTGGCAACGAGCGGTGGGTCTGGGTCGAGCGGTACGATAAGTATCGTCGCGGGGACAGCATCGGGACTGACCGTAGACATCAAGCCGATTCCGACGTGGGCGGTCGTCGCGGCTGGATTTGACGTGACTCCTCCGAAGGCGAAATACTGCGTCATTAACGGTGAGCGCCTGTTCATCGGGTGCGACCCGACGACTGAACAGGGGAAGTCGATTGTGTATTACTCGCAGGCGTATACGCCACAGTATTTCTATTACCATACCGATTATCGTCTCATCCGTCCCGATGACGGCGACGAGATCACGTTCATGAAAAACCTCTTGGGTATTTTGACCATCGGGAAGACGCGAACGATATCGAAGTTCTATACGCCCGTTTCCGAAGACGATTGGTCTATCAGCGATCCGTTTTCGTTTGTTGGATGCACTGCACCGTACAGCGCGGTAAACGGCATCGCAGGTATCATGTATTTCGGTCGTAATGGCGTGTATCTGTTCAACGGGCAGTCGTCAACGCTCGTATCTGACGGTGTTACCGACAAGACCCGCGACGTTCTGGAAACGAACCAAGATGAGATTGTCGGTGCGTATTTCCAAAATTCGTATTACATGGCATACACACAGGCGTCATCGGGAAGCGCGGTCAATGACCGGGTGTTGGTTCTCGATGTTACGCGAAACGCCTATGTCTGGGATACGTATCACGTCGATTCGTTCGCGGTGAGCGATTCGGGTGATGACGCGGGAATCCTGCTGTCTGGATCGAGCGATACCGACGGAACGATTTTCGCGCACGGTGATAGCTTTGCGCGACTAACATATCGGTACGGAAGTCAGCTGGCGATCGGTACGTATGTCAACGCGGTGAACGATGGGGCCGATGAATCTGCGCCGATTATTTCGATCGGGTATGCGACGACGTGGGATACGGTCAATGCAGGCTGGACATGGAATACGATCGACGCGAATTATACATGGAACCAGTGGACAATTGCAGGCACGTGGACATCTCCGATTGTGCAGGTGAACGCCGCGAAGCTCGATAAACTCGCATGGGATGAATCGCTCGGGTTGTACGGTAACGTGACGTTCGCGGTTCGGACGGGTGCAGACGCGGCGGCGGTTGCTGCGGCGGATTGGTCATCTGAATACACTGACCCGTCGGGGTCAGATATTTCTGCGCTCACCGCTGCGGCATATGTGCAGGTTCGGATTTCGTTGTCGTCGTCGGTGTATACCGCGTCTCCGCAGTTGTATGTCGAAGACGGGTATATGTGGCGTATGACGTACAAGAAAGCCGGGAACGTCATCGAGCCCGCATATCTAACATCGTGGACGAGCAACACGTCGAAATTCGGCGGCGAAAATCCGAAGCTCTTGAAAGAGGTACAGGTATTCTATACGGGAACAGAGGGGACGCTGACGGTATCGTATGATGTTGAAGATGGAACTACGAGATCGTTCGATATCGACCTGTCAGTAAATCCTGCAACGTCTCGCGCCGATGCGTATTACGGCACGAATGAAGCGAAGATTTTCACGCACATTCCCGATTTTACCGTAAGTCCCGTTGGGCGAAATTTCCGTATCAAACTTTCTGAAACAGGGGTTGAGGCATGGAAAGTATCGAAGATCGTCGTGCGTTTCGAAGCGCAGCCGTATACAACGTTCCCGGTGGAATTATGAAGTTTTTCGTCGTAATGATGCTCACGTGTTCGGCGGCGTTCGCGCAGGAAACGATTGTTTCATATAATGAAAATTCGTTGCCTGTGCTGAATGAAGAACTGCGTCAGTCGTCGGAGCAGACGGCGGCGGTCAAGAAGTCTGTCGCGGCGGTTCGGAATCAGATGACGATTATGCAGGAACAGATCACAGCGTTATCTGATACGTCATCGGCTGACAGCTTGGTAAGTCGCGTGGCAGCGCTTGAAGCTGCCGTCGCGGCAATTGATATGCCGTCTCTTGGCGCGCGGGAATCAAAGTCGAATAATACTACGTATCAAGCAGCGACGGACGGATTTGTCGTTGCGACGAATAATGACGTTGAAGAGATCAGAGGATACACTGATTCATCATCGAGTCCAACAACGATTGTGGCGATATTCAGAATTGATACCGGTGGAGCAACATTTGGTCTTGATTCGTCGATTACATTCCCCGTTAAGGCGGGGGATTATTGGAAAGTAACAGGATGCGATTCAGTCCGCTGGATACCGCTATCATAAGGAGCGATATGAAAAAGATTTCGGCGTTTTTGCTTTCAATGGTTGTTTCGGTGAATGCGTTCGCTGTTTCTGAATGGGACAAGACAAAGCCAGCAGGAACAGACACGATTCGCGTATATCCTGCGGCGGTAACGGCAAATAACGAAGCCGTCGATCGGCTGTTGTCTAACTACCGTGAGGGGTTGGTATTGTCGTATTCGTCCGCGACGACGATTTCTGTGTCGGCTGGCGAAGTGACGTGCTCAAACGCGGCTGGAACGGTTCGCAGGTTCCGCACGAATGCGGCGGCAACGAATGTGACGTTTGGCGATCTTGACACTGGCGCAGAGGCGTCTGGTACGACGTATTACGTCTATGCAGTCGCCGATACAGATTCGGCTGCCGCGACGTTTAAGGTGTCTGCGTCGGGGTCTGCTCCGACTGGCGTGACGTATTATAAACGTCTTGGATCGTTCTATAATGATGTGTCGTCGAATATCGACCAAACGCTCGTTGATAACGATAATGATGCGTTTAGCGCGCAGGTGTATGACAGCGGATGGTTTTATGTATCAACGTCATCGGGAACGATTGCGAAGACGCATAACCTTGGCACGACAAAGCTGTCGATAACGATTTTCATGTCGGCATCATCGAGCGGCGCAAGTCCGTGGCTTGTGCAGGGGATTTACAACACAGACAACGGCGCGAAGGGGTGCTCGATCACGGATGTATCGAATACGTCGCTGACAGTACAGGCATCATCTGACGCTGTTGGGTTTGTTATACAGGGCGGAAATGATGGCTTGACAAACTACACGTCGGCGTACATGAGAATCATCGCAACGGTTGTGAAATAAGGGGAAACCATGAAGAAAATATTTCTGCTCGCTTTGGTTGTTTCGTTCCCGGCTTTCGCCGACGTAATCGTTATCGCAGACAAAGACGGTCGCGTGTATACGATGTCAGAAAAGGATGATACCGAAGTTCCTGCTGGATACGTGAAGTCGGTTGTGCGCGGAAAGACAATCGAAAAACTGTCGCTCAATCAAGACCCGTCGATGTACGACTTTAAAAACGATCGGTTTTCGTTGTCTTCGGTCCGCGTGCTTGAACGGAAACAGAAAGAAGAACAGGCGGCAATCGATGCCGAGACGTTAAAGTCGGCTAAGGAATCGTCGCGCGCGAAACTAGCGGCGTTGGGTCTCTCGGACGTTGAAATCGCGGCTATCACGGGGGAGAAGTGAACGATTTGACTGATAAGCAGATAGCGTATAGAAAAACGGTTGCTGTCATTGAAAGAGCAATTAAAAGTATGCCTGCATCTCTTGGAGAAGACCCGTTTCATCTAACTCATGATTTTGCTGATGGTTTATATGTAAGAAAGATTTTCATTCCTGCTGGATTTTTCATTGTTGGTAAATATCATCAAGATTCGTTTGTTTCGTTCATTGAGTGCGGAGATATGTCTATTCTCACCGAAGATGGAGTGCGGCGCGTTACTGGCGCACAGTCGCAGATTTCACCTGCAGGGACAAAACGCTTCGGATTCTCGCATGCTGATACTGTATGGGTTACTGTTCATGCAAATCCTACGAACGAAAGGGACATTGAAAAACTTGAAAAAATGATACACTCTGAAGATGATTTTGCTTTACCTATCAATCTTTTTTCTGATTCAATTTATGACGAAAGATTTGATTCAAAAAAGTTTGTTACATTAACAGAAAAGGTTTTTGCAGCAGAAAAAATAGGATTTTGGAGCGATTGGACAGAAGAGCAACAAAAAGCGTTTGATTCTTCTGATTGGGAATTATTCTCTCGTCTTCGTGGATATTCAGAAAACGAAATAAATGATTTGCGAGATTGGATACACATGAAAGAATTCGGAGAAAATATTGGGTTTAATCCTCTTGCCATTGTGAGAGATATCGTATATGGATATGCCTTGCGAAATGTAATGATGGATACAAAAGGTGAGATAATGCGTTCGTCTTGTATTCCTTCATCAAAAAAAGGCGGTATTTGATGTCTGGTGTTATTACGGCAGTAGCGGCATCTGCCGCAATCGGTGCAGGAACAACAGCATATTCTGCGCGGCAGTCACGCAAGGCGAACAAAGCCGCACAGGGTCGTCTCGACGCGTTGCAATGGGAAGAAGATCCGCTGTACACGAAGTCACAGGAAGAACTTTCGGCGCTTGGATCTGGTCTTCTTAAAGGTGAAGTTCCCGAGTATTACAAGGCGATCGGAGAGTCTGGCTCGTCTGAATTTGAGAAGAAGCTCGCACAGACGACGCGTGACATTCAGCAGTCGGCGTTGAACGCATCTGCTGCGTCTGGCGGTCTTCGTGGTGGAAATCTCGCGGCAATTGCGGCAAAAACAACTGGAGACGCAACAACGAATCTTCGGTATGCTGATTATGGTCGCGCGCTTGAAGGAAAGCAGAATCTTTTGACGCTTGGCGCGAATATTTCATCTGGTGTACGCGATGCGGCGTCTGGGAATCAGGCGCAGCAGAATAACTTGAATTATGCGAAAGCTGGCGCATACAATCAGCTCGATTTCGCTAAGGCACAGGCTAAGTCGAATGAAGTCGCAGGGTATGGCTCGGCGCTCACGTCATTGATCGGCGGCGCATCGGGTGGCGGCGGTGGATACTCTGGTCTGTTGTCGCAGCTGTTTTCGCAGTACGGCGGGCAGAACGCAGCCGGGCAGAACGGCGTAAACACGCAGAATCAGTCGTTGACGGGTGTTTCGTCATTGGGTGGAATCAGTCAGCCGTCAACGGCGCGGACGAATTTCTTAACGGCTGGAGATGTCGGGGGGTATAGATAATGGCAAATGAACTTCTCGGCGGCGATATTCCCGACGTGGTCGGTGGAGCGCAGAAGCTGTATTTCGATTCGGTTGATCGGTATCAGAGCATTGCGGCGAATTTGAGCGCGCTGAGTGAGGCAAAGAAACGTCTTGCAATGGCAGAAGAAGAGCACGCGTTCAATAAGAAAAAGCAGAATTTGTTCTTGGATGAGATGAAGATGCGCGGGGAAGGAACCGCTCTCGATCTTGAGCAGCAGAAACTGAATTTCAAGCTGCAAAACAAGATGTTTGATGATTACTTGAAAGGGCAGCGCGCAGGGTCGCAGATGGCAGAGCAGGGTCTTGTATCGCAAGCTGCACAGACGGCGCAGTCAGCACAGACGGCGGCGGGATTTCTCGATGCGGTCGGCGCGAAACCAACGATGACGCCGCAGACGTTGGCGCAGCAGGCTCCGATGGGGAGCGCGGTCGAAAACGTATCACCGTATGAAATGACGATGAACTCGCGAGGGCAGGCGATTTTGAAGCCGAAGAGTGAAACACGTTCTACGGGCTGGAAACCTCAGACGAGAGAAGAAGCTGTTCAGTATGCTCGTGACGTTGCGGCGGCTAAATCCGAATCGGCATCAAAGAATCAGTCGATGGGTTCAGCGGCTCGTCAGAACAAACTCGCCAAGGACGCCGAAGCGTTGATCACGACGATGGAGACGACGCAGTTTGAGCAGCAGAATATCGACGACGCGATGGGTGCGGCAGAACGGCTATCAAAGAAACTCGCAGGAAAGGGCGGTTTCTTAGGTCGCGTGCAGGTTGGTATGCTGAATCAGATCGACCCGACGAACGAGCTGTTGAATGACTGGCAGACGGTTAAGAGCGCGCTGACAAACGCTCAGTTGTCGTTCACTGGTCAAACGAAAGGTGCGATATCTGACAAAGAGATGAAACTGTTCGAGCGTGCGGTTGGAAATGATGACTTGATGTCGTTGCCGAGAATCAAGACGGCATTGGACAAGATGCGCCGATCGGTTGACATCCAGAAACGCGCGAAAACGCGGTATTTCAAGTCGCAGTATGGAGAAGATAAGCTCAATGAAATTCTTGGAACAACGGATCAAACTAAACCTCAGCCTGTTCAGTCATCCGACTTGTCTGGCATGTCCGACGAAGAACTCGCGCGAATCGCTGGGGGTCAGTGATGGATATTACTCCCGAAATGGCGCGCGCTGAACTTGAGCGACGCAAGGCATCGAAAACTATCACTCCCGAAATGGCGCGCGCAGAGCTTGAGCGCAGGAGATCACAGAAAACATACGCCGACACCGATATGAGCGTCGCGGCGATTGATAAGCGAGTGAGCGAGAGGCAGGCTCCGCGCGATACGCCTGCGGAGTTTTTTGGAGGGATGCAAGAGGCTATCAGTAAAATACCCGTCGCTGCAAAAACGGCGATCGGTGCGCTTGTTCCCGGTGCAACGGTCGGCATGGCTACCATGCCAGCGATCATGGCCGGAGAACGTATCATCGAGTCGGCGGTTGCTGAACCTGCTCTTCGCGCACAACGTGGCGAATCGGCTGGCTCGGTCGTGCAGGGTATTGGCAAGGCGCTCACTGGTCAGAGCAAGGCAGAACTAGGCGACGTGTACCGTGGGGCTGGGGTGTCTGATTTTTGGTCGTCTGCGGCGGGTCTTGCAACGGGCATCGCACTTCCCGGTGTTGGCGAACTTGTCGGCGGTTCCGCGAAAGTCGGTAAGCAGATGTACACGGCGGCGCAGAAGATGAAGCCCGTCGAAAACCTTGACAAGGCAGTCAAGAACGCGATGCAGGGTATTCGTATTTCTGTCGCTGGGCGCAAGAAAACGCCGAAAGAGTATCAGCAGATCGCAAATTCGCTGAAAAACGCGGCACTGGACATCACAGATAATAAGGACGCGCTGAAGTTTACCGACGAGATCGGAAACGAAGTCGGTGCAGGTCGCACTCCCGAATCGGTCTATGAGTTTTCGCAGGCGATCGAATCACGGAAGAAAGACGTTTTCGCGGGGTATGATAAAATCGCGCAGGAAACGGGCGAACAGGGCGTGACGGTTCCGCTTGATGAGGCGAAGCAGGCGTTGTTGGATATTTCTAAGTCTAAGGTCGGGAAAACATACGGAAGACAGGTGAAAGACAAGGCTGTAGGAATGCTAAAAAGTCTCGAAAACGATTCTTCGTATTCTATCAATGAGGCTCAAGAAGCATTGAAGTTAATCAATCAAGAAATGGGTGCAGCGTGGGCAGGAAAGGATTTGCAGACGTATGACCTCTGGAAAGGTCAGCACGACGCGATTCTCAAGAATCTGAACGATGCGATCGAAAATACGTCGGGGAAAAGCGCGGAATATGTCGCGCTGCGGAATAAGTACCGCGACTTGAAGAACATCGAGAAAGATGTCGCACATCGGTTCTGGGTGTATGGTCGTCGGTCGAATGTTGGACTGCCCGACATGGCGAATATATTCTCTGTTGGTGATTTCGTTCGTGGCGTAACTGACGTTGCGCGAGGTGATGTCGCTGGTGGCGTTGGTGGTATTGCGAAGGGGTTTGCACAGACACGCGCCGTAAAGTGGCTCAAGGAATTGAACTCCCCCGATACGCAGGTGAAAAACCTGTTTAAGGCGTCGCAGGAATTTCGCGCGGCTAATCCTGTGCAGCAGGTCGCACGGCAGGCTGATGTCATCGACCGTACGGCTCCGCGTCTTCCCGCACCAGAACGGTACGCAGGCGTTGACCTTGGCACGAATGAAACGCCGATCGCGGGTCTTCGACCGGGACAAGAGTATGCACCCGAACCGCAGGGGTTGCCGTATAAACCTCCGTCAGAACGAGGTACCGCGCCAGTAACGGAAGTCGGTCGTGTGTCTGGTGCGGATACGTCGGGGAAGCCAATAGAGATGCCTGCCGTTCTACGCTCTGACGTGGAAGCGTCGCAGGCGCAGAGAATGAACCAGAAGGCTCTTCCGCCGTCAGAAACGACATACGGCAAGGGTTTCACCGCCAGACCGTTGGCGCAGGGTGAAAAGACCGTTGCAGAGCTGCAGAAAGAGTCGATTGCGAACATGAAGAAAGGATTATATGACGACGTTCGCGCGCAGGAAGTAATCGCGGCAGAGAGCGAACAGGCATCACTTGAACGTGCGATCCGAAAACTCGGTGGAATGCGTCCGATGAAGTCGTTTATCGGCGAGTACCGAGATTTTCACCCGTCGCTGAAAAACGTCAACGGGAAACTGACTATCGAGCGTATGCACGAAAGGCTCGTCGAAGATGGTGTATATTCGGGCGATCTTACGCAGTTTGTGAACGATGTAGGGGATTTGTCACAGACATTGAAGAAAGGCACTAGAAATCCGTTTACGGACGCGCGTATAGCGATCAAGAAGAGCATGGACGGTCAGCCGTTGGATGCAAAGGATAAAGCGGCGCTGGAACCGTTCAGGCAGCAGATCGAGAAGCGGATGCAGGAAGAGTATACGAAGGCTGCGGAGCCTTGGATGAAAAAAGGTTCAATGAACTTGGGGGACAGTGAAAAGACGAATACTCCCGCATTCAAAAAATGGTTTGGAGATTCAAAGGTTGTTGATGAAAGCGGGAAACCGTTGGTTGTGTATCATGGCACTGGTAAAAAATTCGATGAGTTTTCTATGGCTCATGGTGGTAGTGTTACAAAAGCAAATTCTGCAAAAGAAGGATTCTGGTTCTCATCGAAAGATGTTGCAGAAGGTTATGGAGATTTAGCAAACACGAAGCCTGTACAAGATTTAATTGACGCTTCCGAAAAAGCAGAAAGAAAAGGACAATGGGCATTATCAGAAAAGCTCATGGCTCAAGCCGAAAAACTTGAACAACAACCAAAGAAAAAACCTATTATTGTTGATGCATATCTTTCAATCAAAAATCCGAAGATTTATGATGCAGAAGGAAAGAGATTTATGGAACTTGGCGACGAGTTCAACGACATTATCAAACAGGCAAAGAAAGACGGGAATGATGGAGTAATCTTTAAAAATCTAGACGACAATGCAGATTGGGGAAGCGGGAGAATCTCAGACCATTATTTAGTCTTTAAACCAACCCAAATCAAATCAGCATCAGGAAACAAAGGAACGTTTGATCCTAACAATCCGAATATAAAGGCAGGAACTATCCCCGTTGTTCCTACCGCCTATGCAGGAGCAGGACTTACTGCTGCCGCTATCGCCGATTCGGTGAGGAAGGAGAAGAAACGGCGGGGCGATTAGCCCACGCCGTCAATCCGATCACACTGCGGGCAGTCTCCGTTGATTCCAAGACGTGTATGGCACGCTTGGCATCGACGGACGACTGGCGCGGATGTGTACATGTCTCTATAGTCTCGGCATTCGTCGCATAACATATCGGGGTTAACCGGGCACGCGTCAGCAATGTCATCATAATTCGAACATCGTTCTTTGTGTCGCACTGTCTCTCCGGTTTAAAGTCCCCGCCGCCAGACACCGCATGTCTGCACCGTCCGCTTGCGTCTGTTTCGTGTGTGAAGCAGCGACCAGAGCGGCACGGCGGGGTTTTGTTGTTATTTCATTTCTACGGTCGGGACGATGGCAGACGGCTTGAAAATAACCTTGTACTGCTTAACCGATACGGCGTTCGATTTCAACGCTTCCGAGAAGTATGTCACGTTATCGGATAATCCGAGATAATGCTTGAGATATGTTCCATCTTCGGTCTTTACGGTGACAACCAAATCGCCATCTGAATCGACATCGATGGCAAGCATTCCTTCGATGGTCAGAATGTATTCGCCTGTGATGCCGTTGTAGAACACAACACGACGATATACCCCGAAATTTTGTTCGGCAACTTCAAGATTATGCCTAGCAACAGATGCGTCAGACGAGCATCCAGAAATAACTGCCGAGAACAAAATTGCGATTGCGATAAACTTCTTCATACGAACTCCTTTTTTTCCCGCCTAAAAGTGCGGGTTATTATTTCGTCACTCCGAAAGCCCGTGCGATACTCGGTAGACATTCCGTATTTACTTGATGGGTTCATCTCTCACCCTGCTTAAAGGCGCATCCGTTGCGCCCGTCTTCATTGTCTTCCTTCGTCCAGAAATGCCCGACTGTCATACCAAAGAGAAACCCGATGATCGCCGTGGTGATTGGGTCGAGGGTCATTCAAAACACTCCATTTCGTCGGTTTGCGATATGTCCATTCCCGCACGGTTTGCGTTCGCCTTAACTTCTTCCGTCAGCGCACGGTCGCACGTCTTAAACCGTTTGCACTCGGTCATCACGCAAAATGTTCGGTCTTTGTAGCAGGTCATTTCTTCCTCTTTGTTTCGGTGTCGAGTTTTCCTTCTGCGTGCATCTTTTCTAACTGGCGCATGGTGAAATCGAACATGTGTTCATTCACCGCGATTTTCTGCTCAACGTCTTCTTTCTCTTTAAGCAACGCTACGCGCTCTTTTGTGAGCTTATACACAACGTAGGCGCATTTGCGGGCGTTCATCTCATATACTCCTTTATCGCCTTGATTGCTTCTTTCGCGGTGCGCCACGTTCCTCGATACGTCAGCATCGACCAGTCTTCTTGCGTTGCTCTCGACAGATGCGCGATAGTTGTACCGATTATCGTATTGCACGTCTTGCATCGGAAGTACCAAAGCGTGCCGTCTGTGACGACTTCGGCTTTGTACTTACACACCGGACACTGGCAGTTTTTTGATGCGCTCATCTCTTCACCGATTCCCGTATAGCGTACACCCATCCGTAAAACGGGATTAGGCAACGAAGGCAAAACCAAGTTGTTGGCTTTCTGTTTGTAAATGGAGCATAATCCTCTGTGACCATTTCGTACAGATAAACTCCGACACATACGTAATATGCAAAAAATAATGCCGCGCAAATAACCGAAGCAAGAAACACCGACAACACAAATAAAATCAATGGTATTTCGATTAAATTCATTCCGTCACTCCGTAGATAAAGTCCGCGATGCGGGTAATAAGTTTTGCAAAAGCAATATCCCACCACAAATCGAGTTTTGCAGTAGACATAACTTTACCTTCAAGTGTCGACTTCATCTCTTCGTCTCTTAAATTTATCAGTTGTCGCCACTTATTTTTAATCTCCTCCACCGACCTCTTCGGCATGAACCGTTTGGATGCGGCGGCGATGGCTTCTTTCTTGGTGTAAAAATTCTGTGACGCATAACACATATTTTCGCAAGTATGGTGATATACGACAATCCCACGAACTTCTATATTTCCCCCGCACCACGGACATTTAGGGTTGCTCACGTCTTCGCTCCTTTAGTTAGGTCTGCGCCGCAGAAAACGCAGTGGTTCATTTTTAGTTGCATATCGGCATTTATATGCCCCGTCTTGCCGCACTCCTCCTGCTTTCTTTTGGTCTCGTAGAACTCCGTGAGGTCGCGGGCGATTTCGTCGTCCATCAAAAGAAAGCCGTCTTGGTCAATAATGCTTCCTTCAAAACATTTAATCGGCGTCTTCGGTATGCTCACTTCGCACCTCGAACTTTGTACGCGATGACTGGAATCTCTTCTCCTTTGTCTGTTTCTGCCATTAACAACACGTATTCAAATTTGCTCACTTCGCACCTCGCTTGGATTGGCACTGTTTTTCAACAAGGCAGGTTGAGCAATCCCACTGGGATGCAACGCACTCTTTTTCTGATGACGGAGACTCTTCTTTGATTCCAATCCCGAAACAGTACCGCATCTTGTCCTCTTCCTCATCCTGCTTGCGCTCAAATGCTTCAAGTTCGTCGGCGAGAGCGGACGCATCTGAAATAACTCGCGCAGACACTTTCTGTTCTTGACCTGCGGGGAAATCATTTGCACATCTTGCGTATATTTCCTTCGCCACTTCCCGGATGAACAACCGCTTTTCTTGCTTGGTCATTTTGATACCTCGTTTAACTTTTCCATGATCTCCGACTGCGTGCGCTCGATTCGGTTTTCGTATACCCACTTTGACTTAAATCGTGAGCAGTTTCCGCACTGAACATATTGACCGCACCAATTGTTTTTCTTGTAGTATATGCAGTCTTTTTTCTTGTGCTTTTTTATCATCATCCCACCTTCTCAAGTTTGCGATCAAACGTCACCGTAAACTCGTTCTCGCTCATTTCGTGCCTCCGTTGAGGATGGTTTTAAAATGTTCAAGAACAAAACTTGCAATAGCCCTATCGGTTATTGTTTTTCCACTTCGTTCTATTTCTTCAACTTTTTTCTTCTCTTCTCCAAACCTCGTCATCATCCCATCGTGATCGTTCAATATGTTCGCAATATCGTCAGCGGTTAAGAAATATTTTTTACTTGTATCGTAAACCATGTTACCAAGTTCATCGTCGTATCTGGCTTCATACCGTGCCATATTCACTCCTTGTTAAACCCATCAACGGGTGATCGCTTCTTCCTTCCCTGCTTCCTCGCCGCTGATCTGCACGACTTCTTCTCGCAGGAGATTGGCATGCGTCCTGCTCTCGTATCCCAGAAAATCACATTCCCGCACTGACACACTCCAATTCGGATATCCGATATACTCTTAATCCTAGAACGATTTTTTTCTATGCGTATATCGGCGATTGATTCCACGACCGTTCCTCCTTGTGTGAAATTCCATATTGTTATTAAGGCACGCACATCTGACGCTTTTCTCTTCTCCGTCAACATCCCAGCACATTATTGAATTTCCGCACGATTCGCATGAGTTCGGATCAAGACGTTTCCGGCACACAAGGCATACAGGACCTCCGAACGTCGGCTTACGAGACGGAAAATGACCGAATATCATACAGAAAGCGCGCGCAAGAATTTGTCGCATTTTTCCCTCTGTTTTTGTTCCTGTCCGTGGAATACGTTTTTGCGTGCGACCGTGAGACACTCAACGGCGCGTGCATAGTTTCCGAATTGATGATACAAGACGCCTGCCATGTAATTGAGATCGTGCGACATAGGATTATGCCTAAGTCCTTCTTTCAGCGTCATGATCGCATCCGAATCGTTTCCTGCTTCCCACTGTTTGAGCGCATGATAATACGCCGCGCGGTACGAATTCGGGTACTGCTTTAAGTTGTATTCCGTGAATGCCGTTATGTTTTTATACTGCTCAGACCCGATAAACGTCACGACGGCGTACCATGCTACCAGAACGATTGATACAGCAGGAAACGTGCCAATGACCGCGAAAATACCGATTGCCCCGCAGTATGCATACCTGTCCGCGTTTAACTGTACGATATTTCTCGGCATAATGTGCAGATACGGAGCGATAGATAGCGGAAACACGGCGAACAGCGGGTTTAACGTCATAAACCATACCGACGTAGCCAGCGCCGCGATTCCCGCGTAAAAATGACCGTTTATGTCGTTTGCCCGTCTCGCGTCGTCGTCTGACATGTCGTACTGTCCGAGTTCGGGATAGAACATCGCCGGAACGCACGGACAAACCGATCGCCAGAAATACGCGCCATAGAGTTTAACGGACAGAATAACCCTCGTCAGCGGCGCGATGACTGATGCGGGTATCTCTCGATCGCGGGACTTTATACGTTTGATAACTGTTTGCGGGATTTTCATCCATATCGCCAGTGCGATGATGGGTATTGCTGTCCATGAGGATCCCGTGAAAACGGCGTACAGTCCTGCGCCGATTGTTGACGGCTGCCATGCTGCGGTGAGCAGTCCGACTCCTGCGATGCGCGGTTCATTGAGTGCGATCAATGCGACAATGGTCCCGATGACATACCGTTTCCCATTGAGCCAGACGCACGTTTGCAGCGCGTTCGGATGCACCGCGAAGAGTAACGCCGGGAAGAATCCCGCGAGACGGTATACGATCATGACTGCGATGGTGTGCAGTACGGTTCCGATGACGTGCTCGGCGTAGATGACCCGTGTATCGTGCGAACCTCGGTCAGACCCGCGAATCTCACGCATGAATTTGAACGGTTCCGATGGACGCGCAAGGCGGTTCACGTCGTCGATGACGAGATGATACGACCACGTGCGGGCGTAGAGTGCGACGGTGGCGATAATTAGGATGATTGGTTCAATAGCCTGCATACCGTTTCTCGTTTGCTGCCTGTTTTCTACCATATTCCGCGCATTCTTCGCAGATCGGTTTCCCATATCGATTTTCTTCTTTCGGGAATCCGTAAAATTCACGCTCACAGCAGTCACATGTCCACGTCGCGCACTTCTTACACCGCACATGATAATCGTTGATGTGCATGTCTTCCGCGCGTCCGACCGCTTCGCATTCGTGGCACTGACGGAACAGACCAGAGCTTTCAAGGCACACCCGGCAGACGTATTCTCCGTTGACGAGTTCCTGCACCAATGGATTACCGTCAGCGTTGACCGTTTCTTTTGACGAGAATGTCGCATGGCAGTGGCAACATTCGACGACCGACGGCTCCGCGATGATCGTCACGACATCGAGCTGCGATGTCAGTGTCTCGACTGCCGCGTATGTTTTGTCTCCGATTACGATTCGATACTGCACGTGACCCCCGAAATGAATAACCCCGGTTGATCTGCCTGTCGCGCCCAGATTTCTCTGGCAGGTCTTACGATCAAACGGGGTTCGGTTTTTCTCTGTTCTTTGCTTACGGCGCGAACGCAAGCAACGTAGAAAATATTACCATTCTTCTGCCACTTCGTCAACGTGTTTTTCGTGTTTAAACGAATGCCCGCACTTAGGGCATATGATCTGTTTCTTGAGCTCTTCGATTTCCTTCTGAGCTCGTTCGCGCTCTTCTGCGGCTTTCCGCTCAGCTTCTTTGCGGATTGCTTCAGCTTTTGCGCGCTCTTCGGCGAGAGCTTTGTCTTGCTTTTCCTTTTCCTCTGCGGCAGCCCTGAGAATCGCATCACGTTCTGCTTTAGCCTTGTTCTCTGCATCGATACGAGCGCGTTCAGCAGCGAGTCGCGCATCATTCGCTTTCTTTTCGATGGCGTCGCGTTCTGCTTTTGCTGCGCGTTCTGCGGCAAGGCGTGCCTTCTCTGCGTTTGCTCGTTCTTCTGCCGCCTTGCGCTCGATCTCCGCGCGCTCGATACGCAATCTCTCGTTTTCTGCTCGGATTTTATTCTGCTCTTCAATCTCTGCGAGACGTGCAAGCTCGGCGACGCGCGCCGCTTCTTCACGCTGTTCTTTTGCAAGTTTCATTCCGTTGAAAAACTCATTAAACTGCGCGGCGGTCATGTTTTCGACGGGATGAAGTTCGGGCGTATCGCAAACATCGCGCAGGATCTCCGTTCGCTTCTGCTTGAGCTCGGCGCGGCGTTGCTTCTCGATGTTCTCAAAATGTTTTTCGATTGCTTCAAGTTTTTCCTCTTTCGTGCCTGCCGCGAACGTCAGAGCGTTTTTCCATCCGTCAACGAAACGACCGCCGGCAAGATAAAACGCCTTTGCTTCCTTGTGGATCTTCTCTGCTCCGGTGCGAGCCTTGACGTATTTCAAGCGAAGTTCACGTGCAAGCGCAATCGTCGTCGGCTCGATCGGAAGAGCGACAATCTCATTATATGACGTTTCAAGTTCCGTCATTTTTTCAATCATTGGGACGAAAACCGCCTCGACGAGTTTTGCCTGTTTTTCTTCAAGACCATACTGCGTGTGGTCAACAACGATCAGAGACTGGTTCATATTGCTCCAAGGTTTGATTTAGCGTTAAAACACGCGACGGGAAACATTTTGACGAATTTTGACACAGTTGTTAAATCCATCGAAAACGGTATTTCATAGGTGTTTCCGTCAGGTTTGACGGAGGAAACGGCGAATGAAGCCCATTTTTGTGACAATAAATCAACGCCTGTGCATATGACGTTTTCTTTTTTTGCCACGAAATGCATCATCGAAATAAAATCTGCGTTATCTATTCTTCCAAATTCCTCAAAACATTTCATCAATCACGCCCGCTGCGCTGTACGGTTCCTGTGTGGTCTGTGTTGCAGCCGGCAATGCCGCGGGCTTGTCAAACACTTCCATAGCGTCAACGGTCAATACGATCGACGCACCTGCCGAACCGTCTTGACGCGTAAACTGGTTGATGTCGGGGTTCCCCTGCACGCAGACCTTTACTCCCTTCTTGAGACGGTCGGCGAACAGTTCGGCGGTCTTCTTGAACGCCGTGCATTCGACCCAGAGCGTCTTTGGATGGTCGTTTTCTTTTCCGTTATAGACCGCGACAGAGAAACGGACATACGGAACTCCGTTCTGTGAATATGCGAGCGCTGCGTCTTTTCCGACTGTTCCCGTGATCGTGAGACATTTCATAGACATCTTCCTTTTTTTGGGAGCCGCCCGCGTTGGCTCCCGACGTAGCCGGAGTGGGGATTTGGGGGGGGTAACCACGTCGGCACGGGCGGCTATTGTTGTTTGTTAGACCGACGCCGTCGTCAGAACGGCAACCGTTTGATCTCGGAGATCTCGTTGTACTGTCTGCCCTTGGGAGACGTTGCGACGATGTACGTCAGCGCGACGCCTGCGCCTTCGATGAGATACTTCGCCGTATCGTCGTCAAACGTGGCGACTTCTGTTTCGTTGACCTTGGCAGCCGTGAGGATTTTGTTCCCTTCTGGAGTGACGACATTCTTCTTGACGACACCGACGACCTTGCCAGATATTTTTGTTTCTGGCGATGCGACTGTTGATGTCGTATCGATGATGTCGGCGGTCTGAATGATTTCAACTGGTTCCACGGGAGCCACGGGAGCCACGGGAGCCACGGGAGCCACGGGAGCCACGGGAGCCACGGGAGCCACGGGAGCCACGGGAGCCACG